GAGGTAAGTTTGGGCACACCGAATCCGGGTTTCGGATAAGACAGGACGACCGGTGTCGTTGGGGTCTTCTTGCGTTCGTTCCTTTCTACCCAACGAGGGGTACGCAAGTCGTCCTGTCCTACCTGAAACCCGGATTCGGAAACAGCAAAGGAACCCGGAATAGGAGAGAACTCCGTGGCAAGGGCCAAGAAGTCACCCAGAGGACGGGCCGCCACTCCGGAGCAGCAGGAGAATCAACTCATTTCGCTCGCAGTCCAGCGAGCCGAGGAGATGCTACTGGACGGCACGGCTCCTCCTTCCATCATCACGCACTACCTCAAGCTCGCCACGAGCCGTGAGCGGTTGGAGCAGGAGCGAATCAAGGCCGAGAACGATATGCTCAAGGCCAAAGCCGACGCTCTGGCGGCCTCAGCACGAGGGGAGGAGGCCTACAAGGAGGTTCTCGAGGCATTCAAGTCCTATGCCGGAGGAGGTGTGGGTCTTGAGTCGGATTCGGACCTTCAGTGAACTCTCTCGCATCGAATCCTTCGAGGATCGGTACGAGTACCTACGTCTCAACCAGGATCCAGGGGATCAGACCTTCGGTTTCGAACGGTATCTGAACCAATCCTTCTACCACTCGACCGAATGGCGTCAAGCAAGACAGAAGGTTATCCTAAGAGACGACGCATGCGACCTCGGGGTCCCGGGTCACGACATCTACGGTAAGATTCTTGTTCATCACATGAACCCGATTCGGCCCGAGGACCTCGAGGGAGAGTTCAACCCCGACATCCTCGACCCCGAATACCTAGTCTGCGTGCGACACGACACACATAACGCGATTCACTTCGGCGACGCGAGCCTGTTACCCAAGCCTCTAGTCGAGAGAACGCCGAACGACACGATACCCTGGAGGTGACCGTGGCTGATTCGATATTGAATGACATCAAGAAGGCTCTCGGCATCACCGAGGACTATACGGCTTTCGATCAGGAGATCATTCTCCACACAAACACGGCGCTCATGTTCGCAGAGGAGATCGGTCTCCCCTCGTTCAAGATCACCGGAAAGACAGAGACCTGGGATCAGTACCTCAGCGGCGTCACGAAGAACGTTGAGGCCGTCAAGACGTACCTGTATCTGCAAGTGCGACTCGTATTCGACCCGCCCGCTAACTCTTTCGTCGTGACGGCGATCGAGAAGCAGCTTCAGGAGTACGCCTGGCGTATCAACCTGCAGAAGGAGACTCCATGAGCGACCAACTCATGCACTACGGGGTCAAGGGGATGCGTAAGGGCGCTCGAAAGAGCCGTGAGCAGCGGAATGCCGAGCGCCGCGCCAAGTACGAAGCCAAACTCAAGGCTAAGTATGGTGACCACGACATCGCCACGATTGAGGCCTTCATCAAGAAGCGCAAGGCGCAAGCAAAGGCAGCCAGGGACTGGCGTCTTGGCAACCAGCGCAACCGTCAGCTTACCGCGACCGAGCGTCGAGAGAAGTATTACAACGAACTCGACACCGGCCAGCTAGGCAAGACCTACGCAACTGATGCAACTCTCGCCGAAGCCGCTCGTAGGTACTACAAGAAGGGGCATAACAAGCGAATGGGCCATTCGGAGCTGATGCATTACGGCGTCAAGGGCATGAAGTGGGGCGTTCGCCGCCGCGCTCGTCGTGACGCCAAGGAATTCACCCAGGCCAAGATGTACTACGGCGAGGGCGCCGGCAATCGGCGGAAGCTGATCAAGGCAACAGTTAAGGCTCGCTCGAAGGATCCGTTCTACAAGAGCGAATTCGACAAGGCCGTAGCCAATACCGACATGTCTAAGCGGGCTTCTCAGGCCCGAAGGCAGCGCGGTCGGAAGAACGCCCGCAATTCCGCAGGCAAGACAGTCCGCGGTGTCGGCAACATCGCTACCGGGAACATTAGTCGGGCTGGAGGCGCACTGGCTCTCGGTTATCTGGGGTATCAAGGGGCTAAGGCCGCCGGAATCGCTCCTACCGAGAAAGAGCTGCTCACTAAAGCCGTTAAGGGAGCTAAGAAGATCAAGAGAGTCGTTCAGCACGACGATGTTCTCGCTCACTACGGCATCAAGGGTATGCGCTGGGGAATCCGTAAGTCCCGCATCAAGGGTGCGAAGAAGTGGACTTCGGCTAAGCAGGCCAAAATAGATGGTATGTCCGATGATCAGCTCAGGCGAGTCAACAATCGCCTCCGGCTGGAGAAGGAGTACCGTCAGCTGACCCAGACTCGGATGGAGCGCTACCGCGCCAAGGCAGGGAAGGTGGTCGAGGAGGCCGCAGCCAACACTCTGCAGAACGCACTTCAGAAGAACCTTAAGAAGGCGGCTAGCCTAGGCGGATCCGCTGCTATCAAGGGCGCCAAACGGTTCAAGAAATAGGACTATGACATGACAGACACACTGTTCTTCATTGACGAGGACGAGGTCCTCGCACACCACGGCGTCAAAGGCATGAAATGGGGCGTGCGCAAGCAGCGAGCCGCTTCCGGAGGCGCCGGATCAACCAAGAAGCGCAAGGGACTCTCTCGCAAGCAGAAAGCCGCTATTGCCGGCGTTCTTGGGACGGCAGCTGCCGCCGGTGCCGGGTACTACCTGCACAAGTCGGGCAAGGGCAAGAAGATCGCTGCTCTGGCTAAGAAGGCAGGAGCCTCCGCTAAGAGCGCTGCTCAAGGCAAGGGGCGCAATCTCGGAGCCCAGGCTCGAGTCAAGAAGGCCCAGGCCAAGCGGTTCGTTAAGGCTCAGTCTGCCAACGCCAAGGGCGCAGCTGAGAAGCTGAAGACCACCAAGGCCGGCAAGTACGCTGAGGCCACCCGTCTCGCCGCCAACGCTGCTGCATTCAAGACTGGCCACGCAGCTCGCTCCGCCGGTTTCAGGGCCAAGCAAGGTGCATGGAAGGTCGGTAACAAGGCCCGCAGGGCAGCCACTGGAGGCGTCAGTGGCGCGAAGTCTGCGGCTGGCATGGCAGCACGGTCAGCCAAGTCCAAAGTTGGTGCAGCGGCTCGTTCGGCCCGGTCCGCGGCAGGGGGCGCGGCTAAATCCACAGCCAGCGCAAAGACTCCGGGTAAGGCTCTTCAGGTTAGCTCCCGCGCGGTTGGATACAGGAAGCTCGCTACCGGCGGAACCCAGGTTGTGAGGCCCAAGGGCGCCGCTGCTGACAAGCTCGTCAAGGCCTCTGTCGCCGGACTTGCTACCGGCGTGGGAGGGGGCGCGCTCCAGTATGCCGCCCTGAAGGCCATGAGCGGCGGTAAGAAGAAGCGCGGACGCTCCAGGAAGCGCCGTCGCTGACCATGCTCTCTAATACCGCTACCCCGCGATATTACGCCGAGTTCAGAGACGATGTCCTCGCAGGTCGTATTCCAATCTGCAAGGAGATCGAGATGGAGATGAACAGGATCGATGATCGGATTCGCAATCCCGGTTTTTATTACGATAGCGACGCTGTGGAGGGGTTCATCCGCTTCGCGGAAGCGGAGATGACTCTAACCGACGGATCCGATCTTCGACTCCTACCGAGCTTCAAGCTCTGGGCTGAACAGATCTTCGGATGGTGGATCTTCACCGAGCGATCAGTCTACGTCCCGAACAAGACGATGGCTGGCGGCCACTTCGAGAAACGCCGGGTGAAGCAGCGCCTCATCAACAAGCAGTATATCATCGTCGCTCGAGGCGGGGCGAAGTCTCTTTACGAAACTCTCCTCCATGCCTACTTCCTCACGATCGACACGTCGACCACCCACCAGGTGACGACCGCGCCGACGATGAAGCAGGCCGAGGAGGTCATGCAACCCTTCCGAACCGCCATCACAAGGGCCAAGGGCCCCCTGTTCGATTTCATGACTCAGGGGTCTCTGCAGAACACGACCGGCAGCCGCGCACTCAGGCAGAAGCTCGTCCCCACTAAGAAGGGGATCGAGAACTTCATGACTAACAGCCTGCTCGAGGTTCGACCCATGTCGATCGATAAACTCCAGGGCCTCCGCACCAAGATGAACACGGTGGACGAGTGGCTCTCGGGCGATATTCGTGAAGACGTGGTCGGCGCCATCGAGCAGGGGGCGTCCAAGGTCGACGACTGGCTTATCCTGGCCGTGTCCTCAGAGGGTACCGTCAGGAACTCGGCCGGCGACAACATGAAGATGGAGCTCCTCAACATTCTTCGAGGGGAGTACTCGGATCCCCATACATCCATCTTCTACTACAGGCTCGATGACCTTAAGGAGGTCGGGGATCCGTCGACCTGGTTGAAGGCCCAGCCAAATCTCGGGGCCACCGTCTCCTACGAGACATATCAGCGTGACGTCGAAAGGGCGGAGCACGTGCCTGCGGCTAGGAACGACATCCTGGCCAAGAGGTTCGGCATCCCCATGGAGGGGTACACGTACTTTTTCACCTACGAAGAGACCCTGCGGCACAACCGTCAGGACTTCTGGGGTATGCCTTGCTCCATCGGCGTCGACCTGTCGCAGGGCGATGACTTCACCGCCTTCACATTCTTGTTCCCCCTCAGCCGGGGCAGGTTTGGCGTCAAGACGCGCTGCTACATTTCCGAGCGCACCATGCTGCGCCTTCCCGGGGCCACTCGTCAGAAGTACGAGGAGTTCCTACAGGAGGGCTCACTCATGGTGCTCGAGGGTACGGTTCTTGACATGATGAACGTCTACGAAGACCTCGAGGCGTTCATCGCGGACTGCGAGTACGACGTGCGCTGCCTGGGCTTCGACCCATACAACGCCAAAGAGTTTGTGACTCGCTGGGAGAACGAGAACGGACCGTTCGGCATCGAGAAGGTGATCCAGGGAGCCCGGACAGAGTCCGTACCTCTTGGCGAGATCAAGGACATGGCAGAGGACCGCAAGCTCCTCTTCGACCAGTCCATGATGACCTTCACGATGGGGAACGCCATCACCCTGGAGGACACCAACGGGAACCGCAAGCTCCTGAAGGCCCGACGGGAGAACAAGATCGACTCGGTCGCCGCCCTGATGGACGCCTGGGTCGCTTACAAACTCAACAAGGACATGTTCGACTAGGAGGTGAAGGACATAGGACTGCGAGATAGACTACAGCACGCCTACAACGCCTTCACTGGCAGGGACGTCGACCGATCGAACCTCGGTCCTTCCTACAGCGTACGGGCCGACCGGCTCGCGCTCGGATGGACGGCCGACAAGTCGATCATCTCGTCGCTGTTCAACATGATCGCCATCGACGTGTCCGCCACGCCGATCCGACATGTCGACACAGCTCAAAATGGAACGTTTGTTGGCGTTCGGCGGTCAGCCCTGAATGACTGCCTGATGCTGGAGCCCAACATCGACCAGAGCGGCCGAGCCTTCATCCAAGATGCTGTGCTGTCCCTGTTCGACGAGGGCGTCATCGCAATCGTTCCGGTCGAGTCAGACCTGGACCCGAGGACCAACAACAGCTTCGACATCAAGCAACTGCGAGTTGGGCGGATCACCCAGTGGTTCCCCGAGCAGGTCGAGGTAGAGGTCTACAACCAGGCTCGTTCAACCAAGCAGCGGGTGATCCTGCCGAAGCGCACCGTCGCCATCATCGAGAATCCTCTCTATGAGGTGATGAACAAGCCGAACTCAACCCTCAAGCGACTGAGCCGCAAGCTCTCCATGCTGGACCTGGCCGACGAGAAGACGTATACCGGAAAGCTGGACATCATCATCCAGCTCCCCTACGTCGTCAAGACCGAGGCCATGCGCCAGCGGGCGGAGAACCGCATTCAGTCTATCGAGGACCAGCTCGGTAAGGGCGGACACGGGATCGCCTACACCGACGGCTCCGAGAAGATCACTCAGCTGAACCGCCCGGCGGAGAACAACCTGCTCGATCAGATCAAGTTCCTCACCGCCGAACTTATGAGTCGACTGGGTATCTCGGAGGACGTCTTCAAGGGAACTGCGACGGAGATCGTCTGGACGCACTATTGGAACCGGGCTGTGGAGCCCGTACTCTCGGCGCTCGCCGACGGGATGAGTAAGGCCTTCCTCACGAAGACCGCGCGCACCCAGGGTCAGGCCGTGCAGTACATCCGCGACCCGTTCAAGAACGTTCCTCCGAGCCAGATCGTCACGTCCCTGGACACCATGCTCAGGGATCAGGTCATCACGCCGAACGAGGCACGCACGAGGATTGGTCTACCGCCATCCCCGAACGAGCAGGCGGATCAGTTGCAGAACCCGAACATCAACCCTCAGATGGGTGATACCTCCCTGGACGGCGAGGGGGATATTCCGGCCTCTGGTCCGGATGTTCAGTCAGTGCTCAGCATGCCGATGAGCCAAGTCAGAGGAGAAGGATGAAGTTCGACTTCAGTGGCTGGGCCACTAAGAACGACCTGACCTGCTCCGACGGGCGCACTATCAAGCATAATGCGTTCAAGGAGAATGACGGCCAGCGCGTGCCGCTTGTATGGCAGCATGGGCACAACGCCGTCGACAACGTTCTCGGGCACGCACTGCTCGAGAATCGGGATGAGGGTGTTTACGCTTACTGCGCGTTCAACGACACTCCTGGTGCGGATAACGCCAAGGAGCTCGTGAAGCACGGCGACGTCAAGGCTCTCTCGATCTACGCCAACCGCCTCGACCAGCGAGGTGGTGACGTTATTCACGGCAACATTGTCGAGGTTTCCATGGTCCTGTCTGGGGCCAACCCGGGAGCTTTGATCGATAACGTTGCTCTTGAGCACTCGGATGGTTCATGGACCGAGTCCGAGGACGAGGCCGTCATTTATTCCGGTCTCACGCTCTCGCACGATTCCGGAGAAACAACGGAGGACACAGAATCCATGGACGAAGACGAGGTTTACGACGAGGACGACCTCACGGTCGCCGATGTCCTCGAGACCCTCGACGAAGACCAGCGTCTGGCAGTTGCAGCCCTTATCGAGGAGATCAGCGGTGACGTTGATGCCGAGGATGAGGACTTCGACGAGGACGAAGAGCTCGATGAGGACTATGACGACGAAGACTACGATGAGGACGCCGAGCACGGCGACTTCGGGGGTGATACTCTGATGCATTCCAACATCTTCGAGGGCGACGCTCGTAATCTAATGGGCCCGCACCTCTCCCACGCCGATGAGGAGCAGATCTTCGCCGAGGCTCGTCAGCCCGGCATGACGCTCCGCACCGCTGTCCTGGCTCACGCCGCGGACTACGGTATCAAGAACCCGGAGCTGCTCTTCCCGGACGCCACCAACCTTGACCCGGAGCCCCAGCGCATCATGCGCGAGAACTCTTGGGTTTCCAAGGTTCTCCAGGGCGCTAAGCACTCCCCCTTCTCCCGCGTCAAGACCCAGTGGTCCAACCTGACCGCTGACGACCTGCGGGCCAAGGGTTATGTCAAGGCCAGCCGCAAGAAGGACGTCGTCTACGAGGTCGCCAACCGGAAGACCGAGCCGACGACCGTTTACAACAGGACGAAGATTGACCGTGACGATGTCCTCGACATCACTACGTTCAACGTCGTAGCCTGGATGCAGCAGAACCTGCGCCTCGCACTCGAGGAGGAGCTCGCTCGCGCCGTCCTGATCGGTGACGGTCGCGAGGTGTCCAACCCCGACAAGATCAAGGAGACCAACATCCGTCCTATCTGGAAGGATGACGAGCTGTTCTCCCACAAGGTTCTCGTCGACAAGGACGCCAAGACCGAGGATGTCATCGACATCGTCCGTCGGTCCCGGAAGTACTACAAGGGCTCCGGTATGCCGGTCCTGTTCACCACGAACGCGTTCGTGTGCGACATGCTCGAGATCAAGGACATCAACAAGCGCTACATCTACGAGACCAAGCAGGCCGTTGCCAACGCCCTGAACGTCTCGGATGTCATCGAGGTTGAGGTCATGGAGGGCGCCAAGCGCGAGGTCGCTGGTAAGACCCAGAACCTGCTCGGCATCATCGTCAACATGCAGGACTACACCCTGGGTGCTGACAAGGGCGGCGAGACCTCCTTCTTCGAGCAGTTCGACATCGACTTCAACCAGCAGAAGTACCTGTTGGAGGCTCGGTGCTCGGGTTCGCTGACGAAGTACAAGTCCGCGATCGTCATCGAGAAGGCTACGGCCTGATCCGGTCAAAATGGCAAGATTCTTCGGAAGCATAGGTTACGGACACGCCGTCGAGACAACGCCGGGAGTGTTCGAGGACAAGATCACGGAGAGGGAGTACTACGGGGACGTGAACCGTTCCCAGAAGCAGTACGACAGCGAGCCGAAGGTTCTCCAGAATCTCCGACTCAACAACGAGATCTCCATCTTGGCCGACTCTTACGCCGAGGAGAACTTCTTCGCCATCAAGTATGTGAGATGGATGGGGGCGCGCTGGGTCGTCACAAACGTGGAGGTCCGCCGCCCCCGTCTCATCCTCAACCTCGGAGAGGTGTACAATGGTCCAACGCCTTGAGTTCCATAACAAACTCGTCGAAGCGCTGGGCTCTAGGAACGTCTACTTCCAACCCCCGGAGTCCGTCCAGCTCACCTACCCGTGCATCGTGTACGAACGGAGTCGAGCCGACTCGAAGTTCGGGGACAACACCAATTGGATGTACACGCCGCGTTATTCGGTCACCCTCATCAGCAGGAACCCCGACGAACCGGTACTGGACGTCCTGGCCGACATGCCTATGTCCACCTTCGAGAGGCACTTCGTCTCGCACAACCTTCATCACGACGTGTTCAACATCTACCAAGGAGTATAGATGGCAGTCCTCACATGGGACGAGACGGGCAAGAAGTTCTATGAGACTGGTGTGGACCGTGGGGTCCTCTTCCCCGTCAACCCCGCTACTGGCGCTTACAGCAAGGGCGTCGCCTGGTCGGGTCTCACCAACGTGACCGAGACTCCGTCTGGTGCGGAGCAGACCGACCTGTACGCGGACAACATCAAGTACCTCTCTCTGACCTCGGCGGAGACGTTCGAGGGCAAGATCGAGGCCTACACCTACCCGGACGAGTGGCTCCAGTGTGACGGCTCGGCCATTGTCGACAAGGTCGTCATTGGTCAGCAGGAGCGTTCCTCCTTCGGGCTGGCATACCGCACCATCAAGGGTAACGACCAGCAGAAGAACAACTACGGCCACAAGCTGCACCTTCTGTACGGTCTGGCCGCCTCCCCCTCGGAGCGGTCCTACGGTACGATCAACGACTCCCCCGAGGCGATCACATTCTCGTGGTCCTTCAAGGGCACCCCGGTGAACGTCACTGACCACAAGCCGACCTGTGTCGTCACCCTCGACTCCAGCGTCATCGGCAAGAACGGCATGACCGCTATCGAGAAGCTGATCTGGGGCGACGGCGCTAACGATGCCAAGCTCCCGACCCCCGACGAGGTCATCGCCGCCGTCAAGGCTGCTGGCTGACAACTCCCACGGACCCCGTGATGCGCTCCGGGGTCCGTGGTGACTCCAGGGAGGAACGAATGCTGACGATTCACGTCGTCGGAGATGAGCTCTACGACGAGGATCGCAACGAGTTCATCAACGGCTTTGAGGGCGACCTCGAGCTGGAGCACAGTCTCGTCGCTCTGTCAAAATGGGAGTCCAAATGGCACATCCCATACATCGGCAACGAGAAGCTCACTGAAGAGCAGGTCCTGGACTACATCAAGTGCATGACCCTGAATGACGTCGACCCCGTCGTCTACTCACACTTGTCCATGGAGAACGTGAAACGGATTCGAGAGTACATCGAAGACTCAATGACGGCCACTACATTCGTGGAGTCCGAGGGTTCGAGTCCCGCACGAAACGTTATCACGTCGGAGCTGGTCTACTACTGGATGGTCGCTCTCCAGATTCCGTTCGAGTGCCAGCACTGGCACCTTCACAGACTTCTCACTCTCATTCGAGTGTGCAACGTCAAGAACCAACCCGACAAGAAGATGTCGACCGCCGCAACGCTTCGACAGAATCAGGCTCTGAACGCGGCGAGACGGGCCAAGTACAAGTCAAGAGGTTAACATGCCTGGTGTTACTCCTCTCCTCCACACCAAGGTACGGGGAGAGTCCAGTCCGTTCAGCACCGTCTACATCTCCCCAACCAACGGGGTCACTGATGCCTCGATCACCCTGGGTGCGAATCCTGAGTTTGAGCTGGACGTCCCCTTCTACGAGGGATCCAAGGCCCTGGTTCGGGTCGTCCGAAAGGATGGTTCCTCGGAGCAGAAGATGATCGACCTCAAAGAGTCCATGCCCGAGATGGTTGTCTGGTTCAACAACCGGGCCGCTGCTGGGTACGGGACGTTCGACACCGGATGGATCAAGTGCCCTGACGACAACGCCTACGTCTACCGCATCATGGGTGGCATGGTCTACGTCAAGCGCAACAGTGACTGGCAGACTCAGGATCTTAACGGAACAAGGGACGTCAAGGTTGTCGATCTCCCCAAGGAGATCCAGGTTCGAAGCCGGGCAACGTTCGTTCTCCCCAATGGTGACTACACAGACGACGGATCTATCATCGAGATCTGGCCCGGAGATGCAACAACGCCTCCGCGTGTTCGCGCGCAGCTCAAAGCCAACGGTGCTCGAATCATTCCCGTACTCTTCGCTCCGGTCGAGAATCCCAATGGGTGAAGCTCTAGTCACTAATGATTTGTTCTCGGATCCACTGTGGATTAGTGGCGGAAATCCCGATCGTCCGCGAATAGTCATCACACTGATACCAATCGATTATTGGGTTCGCGATCTCGAGGTCGTGACACACACACTCGACGCTGCTCACGAAAATTCTACCATCCATGTCCCAGTAAAGGGTAACGGCTCGTCCTTCAAGATTGTCGTGGAGGGTCCGGGATTTCATGAAGAGTATTATCGATACCTGGCGGCTGGCGGTGAGTACTGCTACACTCAGTTGTTCGATTGTACCTACATTCAAGTTGATTCTTTGGTTGAGATGTACCGTGTCAACCGGTCAGTCGTTAGTCGTTGCGTGATTCACTGAAAGGTCAAAATGACTGTATCTCAATACGCAGCATCCTGCGCCAGGTACTACGCCGACGTCGCGGATGTCGGTTACTCGCAGCCGGATCGTTGGACCTTCTACGATCGGTCCGACTGGGACGGCTGGCTCATCAATCCTCCAGCTAACGCCGACTGCTCGGCCCTTGTTGCGGGCTGCTACAACCTCGCGGCCCACCACGAGTGGGGCGAGCCCTTCACGGCCGGTTACTTCCCCCGGTCGACATGGACCGGGTCCCTTCGGGAGGAGTGTGCTCAGCGCAACTTTGCCGACATCTCGGATTCCTGGACGGGCAACGAGCCCGACGGCGGATTCGAGATCGGCGATATCGTCCTTTCCGAGGCGGCTTCGGGCGGTAAAGGGCACGTTGCCATTGTGACGGGTCTCAATCCGACAGTCCTGTCTGAGGCATGGATCGCTGAGGACGGAAGTGATGATGGTTGGATGGGGGACCAGACTGAGCAAGAGGTCCGGTCTAAGGATTACGACGAGCATCCCTATACTCTGTCCGCATCCTGGACCCACTGTCTTCGTCGACGGGACAACCACGGTAGCGCTGCCCCCTCACACGCCGAGTCATCCTCCGGGACCTCCATTCAGCAGGCCGTACTTCGCGCCGCTGATGCTACCGGCTGTCCCTGGTGGGCCGCTCTCGGCTGCCTCAAGGTGGAGACCGGCGAGGAGGGCGCCAACATCTACGGCCACGACGCCGGAGGCGCCTGCTCGGGCTGGGGCGAGGTCACGGAGCACAACTTCAAGAACTATTTCTGGCCCATCGTATCTGAGTGGGGCACCTCGAATGGTGTTGGTCCGCTTCAGGTCACCTACAACGGGTACTTCATCAACGATCCCGACCGAGCCTGGTGGGATCCGCAGAAGTCGGCCGAGGTCGGCTGCTCCATCCTCAAGGGTCTTATCGATGCTGAGGGTGACTCCTACGAAGACCTCCGTCGTGTGGGGTCTCGCTACAACTCCGGGACCATGTATGGGTCCTACGAAGCGTACGGTGTGCCGTTCTCCGATGCATGCCGCTACTGGTACAACAAAGGCCGTCCGTCTCAGGGCACGAGCGACGGCGGAGAGGAACTCGAAGTGTCATACGCTACCGATCTGCTTTCTGAGATCAAGGACCGCCTTGTCGAGGTTTCCGACCAGACTGGCGCCGGTATCGCCGGTCGCCGTTTTGATGGCCCCATCGTTGGGTGGCTGAAGGACATCTCCTACAAGCAGGACCTGATCCTGAAGGCGCTCAACGAGGCCAAGCCGAAGTCTGACGAGGGCAAGTGAGGCCATCGTGCCTTACTGTCACGTCAAAGGAGACATCCCCCCGTTCGCCACACTAACTGTCGATCCCGATGACGGCCCCACCTTTGTTGATACTGCCGGAGAAAACGGTAAGATCGACGGTATGGTGTGGTTCTTCCGCAGCACCAACGCTCGTCTCTTCCTGGATGATCAGGGATGGCCCGCTGCCAAGACGGTAACTCTGAGCGAGGACAACGTTGTCGACGTCACCATCAAGACTAATCGTCCTGCTGGTGGCGGAGGCGGGGGCAATGGGAATGTCCTGATCCTCGGTCGTGAGGAGCAGGTGCCCGCAGGTACTCCTCCGAACACGGTCATCGTACGAAAGGTCTGATCATGGCGTCTCCCATGAAGGGTATCGCGGTCTCCAAGAATCAGGACGAGAAACTGAGCGTTCCGTCAGCTGTTGGGGACTGGGCGCTGCTCGTAGTGGGCGGCCAGTACGGCACCATGCAGGATTGCACACCGGCGGGATGGACCGGGAAGTACGCCACGAGCGCCAAGCTCCGCTCTTGCACCGTAGCCGTCAAAATGGTTGCTGATCCTGCCGATACCCAGAACGTGGTGTGGAAGTCTCCGGACCCGGCCCACAACGGGCGACACGTTGCGGCGCTTATGGTATTTGACGGAACCAAGGTCAAGAGCCTGGTCCCGGGTACACCGTCGGAGAGTGCCGACGGCTGGAAGAACGGACCATTTCCTCAGCTCACGGGGTTCGTGCAACACGACGTAGCGACCAATCCGGTGGCGACGTTCCCGCCCAACGTAGAATCGGTGACCAATGGCGCCTGGGGCAAGGACTCAAAGATGTCCTGGTCGTCAATCGTCGTCGGGTACGCTCAGTCGGCGTACGTACCGCCGACAGAAACCGGCGTGTGCGCCCTCTTCGGAGTCGACGTTCGACTCAAGGAGCAGAACGACTCGCTCGATCCGACTCTCGCTGACGGATCAAGGATTGGCGTCAACATATGGGACGGGACTCGGGAGACCCCGACGCTCACGATGCGCGCAATTCCAGAGGGCGCCAAGACGATTTCGGAGCTCCTCGCGATTCCGCATTTCATTGTGGGGCATCGTGGCGGCTCCCAGTCTTGGCCCGAGCACACTGAGATCGGGTACACCCAGGCGGTCGACTACCACGCTCACGCGCTGGAATTTTCGGCCGCTCGGAGCAAGGACGGCGTCTGGTTCGGCTGCCACGATAAGAGTCTGTCGCGTCTCATCCCGGCTCTAACCAAGAACGCGGACGAGTACACCTGGGCGGAGATCAAGGCTGCGGCGTCGAAGACCCAGTACATGCCGGCGACGATCGATTGGTTGATGGACACGTATTCCAAGAGTCACGTCATCGTCTTCGATCCGAAGCATAAGCTGGGTGAGTGGCAGGCCGTTTGCGACATGTTCAAGGGCATGGAGCAGAGGGTCATACTCAAGTCCTACGGAGACTCCAAGTGGGCGTTCGATGGGATGCGAGCACGCGGATTCAAGACCTGGGGGTATGCGTACGCCTCAGACACAACCAAGGAATGGTATCCGAACTTCCTCGCGGGGAAGGTCTGCGATATTCTGTCTATGGAGTTCAATGCGCCACAGACCACCTGGGATGCCCTGAAGGCCTCGGGTCTTCCGACGGTTGCGCATATTCCCGCGGATCTTGACCAACTCAAGACCGGATGGTCTCGAGGAGCCATGGGTGCCATTGTATCAGGTATCGCGGCCGCCTTAGAGAGGGCAGCATGAGTCCAGCGTTCACGCTGGAGATGGATTCGAGGATGGACACAGGGAAGTGGCTCGAGAGACTCAAAGAGGGCCGCTTCTTCGATTTCCTCGACGACTGCGGACAGGCCGGGGTGGCTGCACTAGCTGCCGCTACTCCGGTCAGGTCCGGTTACACGGCATCCAGCTGGTCCTACGAGATCAAGCGGAGCAGAAACCGAGTCTCGCTGGTCTGGAACAACTCTCACGTGGAGCAGGGTGTCCCGATCGCAGTCATATTGCAATACGGGCATGGCACCAGGACCGGTGGCTATGTCCAGGGCGTGGATTATATAAATCCGGCGCTCAGGCCTATATTCGACAGCATCGTCAAGCAGCTTGAAAGCGCGGTGAGAGGCTAGTGGCGTCAATCGAGGAGCGGGTAGTCGCTCTTAAGTTCAACAACGGCCAATTCATGAACGGGGTTCAGGACTCCCTTAACGGAGTCAAGAAGCTCGAGGAGGGATTGGCATTCCGAGGCGGCGTTGAAGGGATCAATCAGGTCTCAGCGGCCGCCAAGAACCTTAATTTCTCGGAGGCCCAGGCGGGTATTGCCGAGACTACGAGTAAATTCTCGGCTCTCCAGTCGATTGCCTTCGGCGCACTCGCCAGCATCGGTGGAAAGATCGCAGAAGTCGGCTCCTCGATGCTCTCGAGCTTTACGGTTCAGCCTCTTATCGATGGTATGAAGGAGTACGAGCTCCAGCTCAACTCCGTTCAGACCATTCTCGCCAACACAGCTCAGAAGGGCGAGACGATCGAGACCGTGAACGCGGCCCTAGACAGGCTGAACACTTACGCGGACCAGACCATCTACAATTTCGGCGAGATGACGTCCAACATCGGTAAGTTCACCGCCGCTGGTATTGGACTGGACGACTCAGTCGCGTCGATTAAGGGCCTGGCGAACTGGGCAGCCATTGCGGGTGCCAACTCCCAGGATACCTCGAGGGCTATGTACCAGCTTTCGCAGGCCATGGCTGCGGGAACAGTGAAACTTCAGGACTGGATGTCCCTGGAGACCTCAGGTATCGCAACTAAAACGTTCCAGGATCAGCTGATTCAGACAGCCAAGGTCCATGGCAAGAGCGTCGACGAAATGATCGCCAAGAACGGGTCGTTCAGACTCTCCCTCCAAGAGGGGTGGCTGACCCAGGAGATCATGATGGAGACTCTGAAGCAGATGGCTGGTGAGTACACCGACGAGCAGCTTCTCTCCATGGGTTACACCGAGGAGCAAGTCGCTCAGATCCAGGAACTGGCCAAGACTGGTATGTCTGCGGCTCAGGACATCAAGACGTTCTCGCAGTTGATGGGGGTCATCGGTGAGGAGCTCGGTTCGTCCTGGTCACAGTCGTTCCGAATCATCTTCGGCGACTTCGAGCAGGCCAAGGAACTGTGGACTAAGGTCGGTGCCTTCCTCACGGGCCCGAGTGGTGTCATCACTCAGATGGGTAACGCCCGAAACGCCCTTCTTCAGGGCTGGGCGGACCTCGGCGGTAGGGAGAAGATCCTTGAGGGTCTTGCCTCCTTGTTCCACGCCATGTGGGATCCGTTGCAGCGCATCGGTCAGGCGTTCTCTCAGGTCTTCAGCGGCCCATCCGCCGAGGGACTGTACGCTATGTCCGAGGCGTTCGCGAACTTCATGGCTAAGTTGGTCCCCAGTGAGACCACAGTTGAGTCGATCGGCAACTACTTCGAGTCGTTCTTCCGAATCGTCAAAATAGGTGTACTAGTCCTCACAGACTTCGCCAAGGTTATCGGATGGATCGCCGGCGGAGCGCTCAGGGGACTGGGCGCCATCATTTCCAACCTGACCGGGCACACCGCGGGATGGTCCTCGACACTCAGGGATCATATTGCGGCTGTTCAGGAGTGGTATGACAGCCTGAATGTCGCCGAGAACGTCATCAAGGCCATCACCTGGACAGGCCACGGTCTGAAGCGCATATGGAACAACTTCTCCGAGGGGTTCCACGACGAGATTACTCCCAGCCTAAGGCGCCTCAAGGAGGCCTGGGACGGTCTTTGGGAGGCTCTGAAGACTGCGGGATCCAGCATCAAGGAGTCCATCGTAGCTCCCTTCCGAGAGCTCAAGGAGAGCGCCCAGGAAGTCGGGCAGGCACTCGGCATCACCAGCGATTCCACCGAGGAAGCCGGCGACACGGCCGAGGCGAACGAGTCCAAGTTCACCAAGCTCAAGAACAAGATTGTCGAGCTGTTTGAGTCTGCCTTTAAGAAGTCCTACTTCTGGGGGCAGCACCTAGCTGACCATCTTATTCCGGCGATTGACAAGCTCACCAGCTTCATCATCTGGCTGACTGAGTGCATCAATAAGCAGGCCATCGTCGTTAGCGACTGGTTGACTCCCAAGATGGAGCGACTGGCCGCACTTTACGACGAGGTGTCCACTAAGTTCAGCGAGTGGGCTGAGGCCATGCAGAACGGGCCTGATATTGCTTGGCTGTCGTCCCTTGGCGGTATTCTTTCGTCGTTTGGAGCTGGTGTCTGGGGTGTCCTCAAGAATCTGGCGACTCTGAACTTCGACTTCGACACCAAACCGTTCCACAAGGCGTTCAGCGACCTCAAGACGCTAATGGGCGAGTATGCCGAGTCTGTCAAGTACGGCTGGAACACCACCAAGGAGTTCATCGCCAACCTCGAACTCAAAGACAAGGCTACGTCCGGGTGGCATAACTTCGTCAAGCTTATCCACGGCATCGGCAAGGTTCTGTCCACCGTTGGCCACTACGCCGTCATCGCCGCCAAGGCTCTCATCGAGCCGTTCAAGGGCGCATTTGCTGAGCTCAAGAACATGGCCGACAACGGCGACTACGGGGGCATATTCGACGCCATCCTCAAGACGGGCGCTCTGGTCACATTCCTCGGCGTTGCCCGGAATGTTATCAACACCTTCAAGGAGTGGGGCAAAGCCGGATCCAACTTCGCTGGAATTCTCGGCAGTGTCAAGGACGTCATCGACGGGTTCAAGGAATCAATGGAGGCTACGACCGCCAAGGTCAAGGCCACCACTGTCCTTATTCTCGCCGGAGCCGTTCTCGTTCTGGCCGCTGCGCTCTGGGTCGTCGCCCAGATCCCTGCTGGTAAGATCGTAGCTGCTGGCGCTGCTCTATATTTCATGTTCAACATGCTGAAGAAGGCGGAGGACGAGCTGTCCAGCGCCGGCGAAGGCAAGGACACGAAGGGGCTCGCCAAGCGAATGCTGGCGCTGGTTGTATTGGCCGGAGTCGCACTCCTACTGGGCAAGGCGCTGAACAACATCGGCACCATGGACTGGGATGATATCCTCAAGGGGACTCTCGGACTCTTCGCGGTCATAAAGATGCTGATGATGGTGGCCGATACGACTACCAAGAAGAACAAGGATATCCTGGCGTTCGCTCTCACGGCGATTCCGCTGGGCATCGGTGTTATGCTCCTTGCCTATGCGGTCAAGCCGCTTGGCGAGATGAGTCTGTCGGACCTGACACAGGGTGTTCTGGCACTTGGTCTTATCATGAAGATGATGACTATGATGTCGGAGATGGGTACAGTCAAGGTCAAGAAGGCATCGGCGTTCGCATTCCTTGCGCTGGCATTTACCATGCGCCAGATCGCGAAGGTCTTGACTGAGATCGGTGCATTGTCCTGGGGTGACACGATCAAGGGTATCCTAGCCCTGGATATTTGTCTGGCGTCCTTGGCCTTCACGGTCCAAAGGCTCGACAAGTTCGGGGGCGGCAAGTCTCTTGTCGGAGCCCTGTCGCTCCTTATCGTGTCAGCGACACTCAAGCTCATCGCCAGCGATATCGAGAGCTTCGCCTCCATGCCATGGGGGGACTACCTCAAAGGTCTGGTCATGATGGCAGCAGCTCTGGCTGTTCTCGTTGGGATCAGCTCCATCGGCGGAGGAAGCCTCGGCGGTGCTGCTGGACTCTTCCTGACTGTGACCGCTCTGGCTCTCCTGGCGCCTGTAATGAGGATGCTGGGTGAGATGGATTGGGCTACGGCGGGCAAGGGTATCGCTATCATGGCGCTGGGGCTGGCTGCTCTGGTAGCAGTCGGATATGTTGCTGAGTTTGCCGCGGTCGGTCTCCTTGCACTGGGCGGCGCTATCCTTATGATCGGGATGGGCGTTGGTCTAGCGACTGAGGGTATCGCCAAACTGGTTGATGCCATTGCGAACCTGTCGACCTCGGGCGCCGACGGCGTCCAGACATTCCTCGCGGCCGTCGACGGCTTCATCGAGAGAATGCCTGCGATGGGTACGGCGCTCGGCGAGGGCTTCATCAACTTCATGCAGGTCCTCATCGACAATTCGGGCACTATCGTCGAGTATCTCAAGCTTATCCTAACGTCTGGCGCTCAGGCTATGATTGAGTCTATCCCGACGTTCGTTCAGCTCATGACCACGATCCTCCTGGCGATCATCCAGGTCATATACGACAACGCCCAGGCTCTGATCGACTGCGCCATATTCTTGATCCTGACCTTGTCACAGGCCCTGATCGATAACATGCCGCAGCTGGTCCAGAGGGGCTCGGACGTTCTCATATCCTTCTTGGATGGGTTGAGTCAGAAGATCCCCGAGATCGGCCAGAAGGCTACGGACTGTATCGTGGCATTCATCACCAGTCTCGGCGACGAGATGCCTCGAATCACCGATGCCGCGGCCAAGACCGTCATCAAGTTTATCAACGGACTTGCTGATGCGATCGAGAACAACTCCGAAGCGATGGCCCAGGCGGGCGTTCGGCTCATCAGTGCCATCATAAGGGGTATCGGTACCGGCATCAAGACTCTCGTATCTACGGGGGTCGCGCAGATGAAGAACGCTGGTATCCAGCTGGTCAACGGCCTCAAGAACGCGATCACCAGCAAACTTTCCTCTATCGCCAGTGCGGTTACGAGTATGGGTAGCACCGTTGTTTCGAAGGTCAAAGCAGCATTCGGCATCCACTCTCCTTCGAGGGTGATGTACGAGATCGGTGATTTCCTGATGCAGGGTCTCGCAAACGGTATCACCGATAACACTGAGCAGGGCATCGCTGCGGCCACCACCATGGCCACCGACACCGTCGACGCGTTGTCCAAGGGCTTCGGTAACTCGAAGGATATTTGGAACAACGCATTCGGAGAGAACGCTGATCCGACGATCAAGCCGGTTCTGGACCTCTCGCAGGTCGAGGAGCAGGCAGGTCGTCTCAACGAAATCCTCCCTCAGGAAGAGATCGCTAGCACTCTCACGACGACGGCGACTGCACAGCTCGCGGGACGAGTCGTAACTAGCACTCCGGTGAAGTCGAATGACACCGCCGCCAGCGAGACGTACAACCAGGGCACAAGTCTCGTGTTCAACCAGTACAACAACTCGCCGAAGGCGCTGTCCGAGGCGGAGATCTACCGCCAGACTCGTAACCAGATCGAGCAGGTGAAGGGAGCCATGTACGAGCTATGATTGAGTCAATCGAGTTTCTTACGTACCGACAGCAACGCGTCATTCTTCCTCTGAGGGATCCTTGGGGGATTGGCGTGGCTGTCAAATCCGTTGACGGCCTGTCGGCTACGAAGGCCTCGATCAACACGACTGAACTGGCTCTGACGGATGTGGCTATATTCAACGGCGCGAGGGCGGGAATGAGGAACCTCAAGATCAAACTCGCGCCGTTGCCCATGCCTGACATCGAGACCAGCAGGCAGCGCATATACTCCTGGTTCCAGATCAAGCAGCTCATGACTGTGTATATCAACACAGACAAGCGCAGGGTTAAGACCGAGGGGTATGTCGAGACCGTTGAGGCGGACATATTCTCGAAGGAACAGGAGATCAACATCTCCATCCTATGCCCGGATGCCTACTGGCACGACGCAGACACCAGCATCGACAAGAACCTCGAATGGTCCAGGGAGATCCCATCTTTCGAGTTCGACTTCATGGACCAGCCGTCTCCATCTCTGGAGTTCAGCAAGGATCGTGGCTTATTGTCCGCCACGATCGACTATGAGGGTGACGTGGAGACTGGGTTCACCATGGTCTTCACGTTCCGCCCAGGAGCCAAGCTTCCGATCACGGTGACCGAGACATTCTCCGGCGACCAGTTTAAGCTCACCGGGGCATTTCTCGACAAGACGTACTACAAGGTCGATCCCATCGTGGGTGGCGACATCGTCACGGTCAATTCTAGGACAGGGCGTAAGTCCATCATCCGAAATCGGGGCGGCCGCAAGGATAAGTTTATAGCGGCACTGGATCGTAACTCTGATTGGCTCAAGCTGAGACCCGGCGTTAACGAGTTCCAGATCGCTATGAATGATCCGAATCTCACTGACGTATATTTCTCGACCGACGTTCTCTTCCAGGGGGTGTGACATGTATCTTGCGGTTCTTGATGAATCTATGATCCTCCAGCATATTTGCGAGGACTACAAGAG